TCACCTGTAGGCGTAACAACAAAACCTGTTAAAACCTCACCGTCTACACAAAATCCATTTAAGCAACAGTTTACGGTTGGTCTAAAACTTTCAGGAAGAGTAGCAATTACAGTACCCCAATCTTTAGTGCCGGGGATTAAGTTACCCCTGATATATAATCTTTCCTGTGTATCTTTTGCGTAATAAAGCGTTCCTGTCCAACCAGCTGAGAGAGCAAGAGGAGTGAATGTTAAGTTAGAAGGATTAACGCTATCGAATACAACTTGTCCGTCTAATTTAAGTTTGTGGTCAACAACTATTAAATTAGTCATAATCCCTTTAGTTGTATCTTCTAAAACTGTCCCATAGTCATTATCAGCGTCAGCATTTTTTAAAAGCCTCATCTGTTTCTCTACAGAGTTTGCTACAAATACTAAAGCAGGTGTTTTATCCTGAACCAACACTTGATTAGAGAAATAATAACTTCCGAAAATTTCCCTATTGCTAGTAATACCTGATATAGATGGATTAACAGGCACAGGCGCTCCGTCACCTACCATTAATTCATAAAACTGGATATTACCTATAGTGCCCTTAACATCATAACCATCGGTAGATGGACTTATGTTATAAAACGCCAATTCGTGAGGATATCCAGACAGTTCCGTTCCATCAAAAACGATAGAATGAGAACCTACACTGTCACCATTTTTGTAACAATGAATTGACTGAAAGAGCGAAGCGTCCATAAAGCCTAGATAAAGAGCGTTTCCACCCGTTCCACTGTAAAGCAAGAACAAGTTTCTAAAGGTGCACATATTTGTGTCAATAGATGATTTACTTCCATAAGCTTTAGTTTTGATACAAATAGCATTTGGATTAAAAGCTTCATTAATGAAAAGGTTAGTAAACTCACACTGTATATTATTAGCAGTTCCTTCTACAGTAAGATTCTCCCACACATCGATAAATAGACCTATTTCAGTTGCCCCTGTAATGGTCACTCTATCTATTTTGGCCTGACCGCAACAGGTTAAATAAATTCCGTGTGTTGCAATATTTTCACCAAATAGAGTCATGTTTTCAACTACAGGGTTGAGAATTGGGCCGAGTATTCTTATCATTGGTTTACCTACTGTGCCCTTATAGCGTATGCCTGTTCCATTCTCTCCGACCCAAGTCGAAAGGTTAGTAGCCGCATTGCTTTCACCGATTAATTTTATACAGTTTTTAGTGCTAACTGTATCTTTTGTGCCATTACCTATTGTTAAAGTATCCGTAATGACATAGTCGCCAATAGGGAAGAATATCGTTCCACCTTCGGCAGGTAAAGAATTAATAGCGGCCTGTATTGCAAGTGTATCATCGGTAACCCCGTCACCTTTTGCACCTTTATCTTTTACGTTTATTATGTCAGATTTAAAATCAGAACCAACCAAAACATTGTAAACTTCTCCTAAGCCATCTTTAAATGGTACACTTTTAAAATACCGATCTAAAACAGTAGGAGTTTTATAAGTCAAGGGTTCAGTAGTATTAACTTTAAAATCCTTGCCTGTAAATGTTGTAGCTTCTTTCGAGTTTATATCTGTGTTCTGCGCATCTGTATGTAAAGTAGTCTTCACACCAAATGTAATGTTGTCGGCAGTAGCAGAGATATCACCACTTGTAATAGTAGTATCTCCTGCCACTATCTCTGTTAAGTTAGCGGCTGTTACGGTCTTGTTGCCTGTAAGAGTTTCCTCGATCTTAGCGGCTGTAATATTCTTGTTGATTACGTTTTCGTTGTAGTCAGTAGATACCAGCACTTTACCGCCGTTTGCATTCTCTGTGTAAAGACCTGTGATGGTCTCCGTCTTTGTGCCGTTTACTGTCTCTGTCTTGTTTCCGGTAGTGCTTTCCTCACGTGTTCCATTAGCTGTGTCTTTAAGGTTTCCAGACGCAAGAATCTTTTCGGCTACTACCGTTTGCGTGAGGTGTCCTCCGATATACTGGCTTACATTTCCGGTAAATTTCTCGTCTTCCATAACACTATAAACATGAACTGAGTTGTTGGTTCCGTTATCAACGTAAGGAGTCTGGCACGCCTCGCACCACATATTAACTACGTTGCTATTACCCTCGATCAACACACCATTCGGAGCCGCCCCGAAACATTTCACTTCTTCGAGAATTGATTTGTTAGTGTTAAGAACAACGTAGTTCTTACCAATTAAGGTTGACAGTGATTTAAAGATAAGATTGTCACCCTGTACATGACCTGCACCGCCAACTACCAGCGCATTTTCTACTGCATGGCGGAACAAGATATTGTCTAACTGTAACTCGTTGTTTACTGTGATGTTAAGCAAGTCGTATCCGTCTGTAAGTAGACAGTTTGTAATGATGGCAGAATTAACTGTGATAGTAAATAAATTTACGTTATTGACCTGAATATCCATATTACCATCAAAGCCTAATCCGGTTAAACTCATTTCATCGATCGTACCAGTGAAAAGTGGTTTCGTTGCTCCGCCTTTCATTACAATCCTTGTCGTATATCTGTCCTGACCAAAGAGCGTAACCTTTTCGTTAAGGGTAAGCGGCTGGGTTAAGTAAGCTCCTGACGGAAAGTAAACCGCCATGCCTCCATTCTGATAGGCGTAATCAATACAGCCCTGAATGGCTTCGGTATCATCTGCTGACCCGTCACCTACTGCCGGAGTAAGTCCTTTTGGAGGGAACTTAACGTTAAGCATATAATTAGCTAAGACTTCTGATAATACCTTTTCAATCTCTCCACTTGAGATATACTCCTTAATTAACTGCATAATGTAGTCAGGAAGAAGATTGTTATTCTCTGCCAATTCATTAAGAATTTTTGTCACCTTACCTAATAATTCCATGTAAGATAGAGAATCATCATATACAAGAGGTAAGATGTGCTGAACCCAATAATACAGGGGTTTTACTTCCGTGAAACTTCCAATCATAATGTGGCCTCCTTTACCATAAGTTCATGAATAGATCGCTTAAATCATTGATGATAAGCATATCTATATTTAGGAATGTTTCCCTAAATTCGTTAAGTAACTTTGAGTAGGATACTCCACTTGTTTTTCCTGTAACGTGCTCGATGTAATCATCGATGGAGTTAAGGTTCTTATTGGTGTTCTGTGTGGCTACCCTATTTTCCTTGTCAGTATTAGCTGTATTTACAGTTTCGCTCTGTGTGGTTCTTCCGTCACTAGTGGTATCAGACGTTGCGTCTGTTTCCGTTGTTGTATTGCCTGTATTATTTTCGTTGATATCATTACTACCACTTACAATAGTTTTGCTTGTGTTAGTGTCGTCCACAATGCGCGCTTCGCTCATGTAGGTATCGTTCTTTAAACCATCTAAAGCGCCTTGTGGAGTATCAGAGAATTTGTCAACGTGCGAAACTGTGGTAGTTACATCTGTGGTATCTCCGTTTGTGCCATGTGCTGTTCTCTGGTTTGTGATATCCTGAGTGGCAGTTCCATGATCTGTAGTTAATGATGTGTCATGCGTAGTACCCGTTTTGTTTGCGGTAGTATCGAGTGTGCCGTTACGACTGGTATCTGATTCCTGTGTACCAGTTTCTTTGATATCCTCCAAGCGCTTTAACTGATGATCTCGGGTTAAGTCTACATCATACATCGGATTGAATGAGATTAACTCCGATCTGTAAAGCTGATTGTAATACGGCATGATCTCGTTAAGTTTAGTATCCAGAAACAATTTCCACAAGCCGACTGTTTCAAGTCCGATCTCACGCGTGTAATAATGTTTGAGGATTTTCTTCTCAAGGATAGGTCTGTATGCCTCGTCAAAAATCGGGAACTCAAAGTTGAATACTTTTGGTAACGCTGTGTTAATCACATCGTTCACTCCTAAGTAACCTACCGACGACGTAAGACCTGCCGCCTCTTCACAGATGAAGCGTACTTCTGTGGTGTATTTACTCATACTGTGTATCCTCCTTTTCCTCGTCCTCGGCTTCATCAAAGTACTTCACTTTGTTTTCCTCACGGAAATCTACAGTGATGTTAGTTCCGAACATTGCATTAATCTGATCTGCCGCTTTCCTCCGTGCGTTTAACCTACAGAATCTTTGCGCTTCTACGCCTCCAAGATTGCTTGTGATCTCATCTGTAACAAGGCGTTCTTTCTTTTCTGTGTTGCTGTTCTCGATTCCCAGATAGGTTAATGCTTCATTCCATATCTGCCGCTTAAGTATGTTAAGCTTATCAGCTACATATGGAGCGTCAAGCCTCAACACGTTAAGTGCGTTCACACTGAGTTTATCATCACCATAGATGAAGGGTTCGTTGCCGTCATACTGCATCATAAGATTTTTAAGAGTTAATCTCTGCGCTTCTGAGCCGATCACCATGACAGGTGTTTTCTGTGCATTAACATTAACGTCGATGGTTCTTTCGATGTTGTACAGTCTGCGTGCATACATTTCGATATCTAGCATACTGTTAGTGTGAGTATAGTTGTTAAAGATAATGACACTGTTTGCAGGGTCAAGTCTTACCTGATAGCCGTTTGCGGCGTAAGCTGTACGTTCCATAGGTATTCTGTACACGTCCAGATTACCGCCAATCATTGTTTGCAAGCATAAGTCTCCGAGAATTTCATCACGGAAATAAACTGCCATGCCGTCCGAGAATAAGGTCAGTTCAAGGAATCTTTCATCTACGGTATCGGGAAGGTTCTTCCACTCGTACATATTGATTGCTAACTCTAACAGCCTATTGTAATACTGTAGATAGGTGCGGTTATTTAACAGCGCGCTTTCCCATTTTGCTTTCTTACCTCTTCCCATGTCCTCACCTCCTTAAGTTGTACTCGGTCTGTTATCGAGTGAATAGTCACCGACTTCATCGCCATTTCTCCAGAACGTCACACCATTATCATAAATCTGTCTTAACCTTGCCATGTCGTCGGCTGGCACAGAACCAGTTAAGTTTACGTTCTGGGTTTTAACATAGTTCCAGTGAGGCCGAATAACTCGGTTAGGGATTTTGACTCTATGCGTAGCGTAACCATAAACGTTGAAATAGTTGTCTATGATCTGTGCAAATTCCGCACGAATATACGCGTAGAAGAATTGGAACCCCTTAATCTGGTTTGCCATGTTAATGATAGAGCCACCGCCTCCTCTTGCCTGAGGTGGAAGTGTGGACTTATCCGCCGCTGTAGCTACAAGACTTGAGATTTTCTCAAAGCCTCCCATGGCTGTGCCTCCTCCTGCTAAACCTCCGGTAGCGTACATGGCGGCCGCTCCGCCCACTGTCTGAGCGATGCCGATAGCCGCGTCATATGCAATGCGGTTCTGGTTCTGTGCGACCCATGCTTTAAAGGTATCCACTGTGAAAGCGCACTGAGGAAAGTTACCAATAGTTAGCTTCTCGTTGTAGTTGTTTGCCACTCCCTTGTAGTTTAAAGGAATAATCATGCATTCAGGCGTACAGCACATAGCACCTGTGACCTTAAAGGTACAGTTATCTGTGCTGAAATACTCGAACGGATAGTTTGCGGCTCCTCCCTCATTGTTAGTGACGTAAAGCATATTATATGGGGCTGTAAAAAGTTTGTTATTCTTAGGAATATAACCATCAATATCTGATAAGTGTTTATCCCTTTCGATTGTGAACGCCTCCGGTATGGTAGCCTGATAGTTGGCGGTGAAAGCTACCGGTAACATAAATATAGAAACGATACCATCTGCTTTGTTTTGTTCCGTAGCGTCTGCTATAAATGTGCTTGCTGATTGCCACGTGCTAAACACGTTGTAATGAAGACCGGAGTACACACCACCATACATTCCGCCCGTAGCGTCCTCTAAGTTTTCGTCAAAGGTAGCCGCCACAATAATCTGATACAATGTAAATAAGGAAGAGATTCCCAAATCTTTGTAGATGTATTCTCCCAGTTCCAAATTTTCAGGTACGAGATTGTCTCCTACCTTATCAGTAATACTCATTTCCCGTTCAACAAATGACATATTAACTGTGTAGTCAAAGTGCCATGTCTGCATAATGTCTATCTCAAATCTGACTTCTGCTGTTGTGTTGCCGATATATTCCACACTTAAGATAAAAGCATAGAACCATTTGTTTCCATAAGATGGGTTCTGGAACATGAGGTAGTTACAATCATATAGATCGTCTGCTGAACGGTTTAACGTCATGACTCCATTGTTTACCCTCTGGTACGTTTGGTTATTTAAAGCATACTTTTGTTTGCTTAAGAAATAATTAAGCTGATTGGTAGCATTACCGAAATATATCGTATTCCTATAGGTATTGTCCAGAGGGACATTTTTCAGAAGCCTTATGTTAGTGTTTGGTGCTATATACATATTACCGCCCTCGTCATAATAGATTGCCCATAAGTCACCTTCACTATCTATTCTCATTTCTCCGACGGTGAACCCAGAATCCTCGCTGTAAGTCATAACGAGATCGTCACCGTCGGTAAGAAACACATTCTGAATAGATAGAGTTAGACGCTTGGGACTGTGATAGTTGCTGTACCTGTCTTTTCTATATCAAACGTAGATGTAGCTGTTACGGTTAAACTGGCCGATGTTTCGTCTGCCCCTACAGACAGTAAACCGTTCTGGCTGATCGTACTTGACTCGCTGTTGACAGACCATACGACCGTCTTCGGTGCGAACCCTGTAGTTTCGACCACGGCGTTAAGCTGTAACATATTGCCCTTATTAACCGTAGATGTTTCAGGTGAAAGAGTAATACTGTTTATGGCAGGAGTACCCGGAACGAAAATAACAGCATTAGCAAATGGAGAACTGGAGAACGTCTTCCATGCATGGTACCAGTACTGCCAATACAGACCCTCGCCGTTGTAATCCTCAGTAAACTTGTAAAGGTTGTCAAAGATCATAAAGTAATCTTTGTCAATCAGTACAGCCGGAACCGCTTTAAGCGCTGTCTTTTCTGCCTCTGTTAAAGGAACATAACCAGCCGCCGGATCGTCTGCGAATAACTCGGCCATACGAGCCTCATCAATCTGGTCAAATCCGTCGATCTGAACACGGTGCCCCATAAATTCCACCTTATCCATGTTAAAGGCAGATGCTAAAACATTTACGTCCATGATAGCGTCGAATCTGGCGGTTGTAATAATATACTGATCGTTTTTAGGGCTGTGTGTGTAAACACCATTAAGATTGTAAGTCGGTTTGTCATACACCAGTTCGTTACTGATTGCCTTAATTTCCGTAACAACGTCACTTGCACTTTCTTTTGTGACAGCCGGAACCGTCCATGGATAAAGCTGGCCGTTAAGAATGTTCCTAGCAAGCATATATTTCATAACGTTAAACTCGTCAAGGTTATGAGCAGTATACATACTATCGACGATCTTAGCGATCAAATCAGTGATACCCTGCCATGACAGGAATGCCTGCCTTAACTGGTCGTTGCTGATTGTAGCTTTGTAAAACTTCTGATAGTTCATCGTGTGGAAGGCCGCGCGCACGTCGGGAATCTGCCGTTCCATCCATTTTGATTCCGCTACCTGAGGATTAAAGGTATGGGCTTTAGCAATGTTTACAAATACTTCCTCTACTGTCTCACCCAGTTCCATGAGGCCTTTTTTGAAAGGCGCCCACGGGTTCCAATACATTTTTGAACTGATAATAACTCTACCGATACGATTGTACAGAGCGCTTAAAAACTCGTTCTGTAACGGTTCGTAATCCATCATAATACCGCCGATCTTGCGAATGCTTTCAGTCTTGTTTGTCGCTTTCGGAATTGCCCTCTGATATTTCGCGCTGGAACCCTCCCTGATCTGGTTGAGGATTTCCACGCTATTAGCTGTAAGCTCTAAATTTTTTGGTTTAATAGCCACTGTTATCGCTCCTTTCTGTGAACAATGAATCAAATGTTTTTTCTTCGCCCTCAGACTCTAAGTCTGTGGCGTTATCGGAAACAACTTCTGCCGGAGTAGTGTCGCCTTCCTCTTTAGAAGGTGTCTGGAAGAACCTGTCTCTGTACTTCTGTCTCCATGTTTTGTCATTCTCTTCATACTTAGTTTTCCAATCTTCACCTGCTCGGCTGTCATAGTCGTTTAAGGTATCATGGAAATCCTCAATAAGAGATAAAGCCTCATCACTGGTATCGTCTCCCAGTCTAGCGCGAATAGCGCTCAGTAAATCGTCTTTCTTTCTAACTGCCATTATTTACTCCTTTCTATAATCTCTTTAATGTTTCACGTGAAACATTTTAAAACTTTCTTAAAGCGAACCATATTGGCATTGAATGTTTCACGTGAAACATTTTAAAACTTTCTTAAAGCGAACCATATTGGCATTGAATGTTTCACGTGAAACATTTTAAAACTTTCTTAAAGCGAACCATATTGGCATTGAATGTTTCACGTGAAACATTTTA